AGTTCAGTTGGTTTAACAATGCCATCGGCTTTCTCGGTTGCTAACTCTCCAATTACAAGCGCAGGGACTTTAGCAGTAACGGCAATAGGTGCAGCATCTCAGTATATTAGAGGCGATGGAGCATTAGCTGATTTCCCAACAAGCGGAGGCGGTGGTTCGTCTGTTGCCTATTATCTTAACGGCTCTGTTAGTCAGGGTACAATAGGAGGCAATGCCTATTATGAAATGAATAAAACACCTGTTATCGGCACAGGTACTGATTTTACTATCGGCGCAGATGGATATATTGCTCAGTTTATAACAGATGCAAATGACCCTGCATCTTTACTAATACCGGCAGGTAATTGGAACGTTGAAATGTATTTCAGTGCATCATCTAGCGGAGGTACACCATCTTTTTATGTAGAGGTTTACAAATATAACGGCACTACATTTACTCTGTTAGGTTCTAGCGCAACTACGCCAGAGGGGATTACAAACGGTACGGCAATAGATATTTATTATACTTCGGTTGGTATTCCTGAAACTGTCTTAACAATAACAGACAGGTTAGCGATTCGGGTTTATGTTACGCATTCAGGCAGAACGATAACTCTACATACCGAGGATAATCATTTATCAGAGATAGTTACAACCTTTTCAAATGGATTAACGGCGCTTAACGGCTTAACAAAACAGGCTCAGTATTTTGCGGTTGGAAGTACAGGTACTGATTTTAATATTTCAAGTTCAGTTGATACTCATACGTTTAATATTCCGAGTGCGAGTGCAAGTAATAGAGGTTTAATTACCACAGGAACGCAAACATTTGCAGGGCAAAAAACATTTATAGATGCCGTAATTTTAAATAGCACTTTAAATCTTACTTCTGGAGCTTTAAGTATAATTTATAACCCTGCTAATACAGCATATTGGCAAACTTATGTTGATTCTAGTAATGTATTTAATTTTGGGTTTAATGGAAATAATGTAAAAGCATCTATTACAAGTGGTGGTAATATTACAGGCGCATCATTCATTAAATCAGGAGGAACTTCAAGTCAATTCTTAAAGGCTGATGGCTCGGTTGATTCTACTGCCTATGGCACAGGAAGCGTTACAAGCGTAGCTGCTTTAACTTTAGGAACTACAGGTACTGACTTGTCATCAACAGTAGCAAACGGCACTACAACGCCTGTAATTACGTTAAACGTACCTGATGCAAGTGCAACTGCTAGAGGTGTTGTAACCACAGGGACTCAAACCTTTGCAGGCGATAAAACGCTCACAGGTTCTCTTTATGGTATTGGATTATCAATGACAGGCACAAGTGGTGATATTATTGGTAGTGTAGCAACATCAGGTAAGGCAATTAGAGGTACTGCTACAACAGGTTTTGGAGTGTATGCAAGTGCTACAACAGGTACGGCAATTTATGGTGAATCTACTGGGACTGGTGGAGCGGGTATTAATGGTACTGCTGGTAATGGCATTGGTGGATATTTTTTAAATAATGCAACAGGATTTGCAACTTTATATGTAACCAATAACGGCTCTGGAAATTTAGCAAATTTTAGTAATTCAGCAGGAACAAAATTCACGATAAACAATGCAGGTAATTTAGGTAACGGAACATACACCTATACGCTACCATCAGCTACAGGTACTTTAGCTTTGACATCCGATTTGAGTGGTTACTTACCATTGACAGGAGGTATTCTTACAGGAGCATTAAGTGGTACAAGTGCTACGTTTAGTGGTGATTTAACTATTGATACAAATACTTTATATGTAGATAGTACAAATAATAGAGTAGGTATAGGAACGACAAGTCCGAGTAAAAGACTTGATGTATTTACAACTGCAAGTTCCGCAACTGAATACCAATTATCACTTAGAAATGGAGCAGGTGCCAATGGTGTTTCTGCGGGTATAGCATTTGGCTTTAATTCATCAAGTTTAGACCCTGACTATTTATCAGCAATTTCTTCAATAATTACTGACAGAAGTACAAGAGCGGCTGACTTAACCTTTTTAACTGCTGCGATTGGTACATTAGCCGAAGGTATGCGCATAACAAGTGGGGGGAACGTAGGAATAAATTTAAGCGACCCTTTTGGAAAATTATCAATAAAAGGAAGTGATACAAGTAGTTCTAATTATGGTTTAATTGTTTATGATTCTACGCCAGTTTCTACTATGTGGGTAAGAAATGACGGTGCTGGATATTTAAAGGCTTCGGCTTGGACTTATGGTTCTGATTTACGAATGAAAGAAAACATTTCAAATGTTGAAAATGGAATTGAATTTGTAAATAAATTAAAACCAAAGTATTTCGATTATATCAATGGAACTAAAAATAATCTTGGATTTATAGCTCAAGAAATACAAGAAATTCTACCTGAAGCAGTTAGTATTATAGATGATAAAACTGGAATGCTTGGACTAAAAACAGATTTTTTAGTTCCAATGTTAGTAAAAGCAGTTCAAGAACAAACCCAAATTATTAAAGATTTAGAAGCAAGAATAGTATCTTTAGAACAAAAATAATGGCATATTTATATAGACATATTAGACTTGACACAAATCAACCATTTTATATTGGGATTAGTAATATTGATGATGATTACAAAAGGGCATATAAAAGAACTTGCAGAAATAAACATTGGACTAATATTATTAACTATACTAATTATGATGTTGAAATATTAATAGACAATTTAACAATAGAAGAAGCAAAAGAAAAAGAAAAGGAGTTTATCAGTCTATATGGTAGGGTTGACTTAAAAACAGGATGTTTAGTTAATTTAACAGATGGTGGAGATGGGGTACTAAATATGAGTTCAAATTCTGAATTAAGAATAAAGTTATCTAAAGCTTCCATTGGTAAAAAAATGTCTGAATCTGCAAAAAAGAAAATGGGTGATAATCAAAAACTACCTATTTTACAATACGATTTACAAGGTAACTTTATAAAAGAATGGGATGGGTTTGTTGATGCTACTAAAGAAGTTGGTAAACATTCTACAAATATTATGAGATGTTGTCAAGGTAAGTTTAAACAAGCGTATGGATTTGTATGGAAATATAAGCATCCAGAAAGAATAGGCAGAAAGCCAAGAAAGATAGAAGAACTAAAAGCATTAATCAAATAAAATGGAAACAAACTTTGAATGGGTAATATCCCAACTTAATTGTGCAGTAGAATCAGAAGGATTACCAAATGTGATTAATATTATTCATTGGAGATATAATGCTAGTCAAGTAGATGGCGATAAAACATATTTTTCAGGAACTTATGGAGCATCAAGCGTAGCTCAACCTAATCCTCAAAACTTTACACCTTATGCAGATGTAACAGAACAGGAAGTTATTAATTGGTTAGAGCAAATATTGCCTGTTGAAGATATGCAATTATCATTAGAAAATAATATTGCTTTACAAATTAATCCAGTTGAAGTTGTATTACCTTTGCCATGGAATAGTGTTATTGAGCCGATAGTAGAGCCAATAGTTGAAGTTGCAGCTCAAGTTGAACCAATTATTGAGCCGAAAGCAGAAGAAATACCAGTAGAAAAATAATGAAAGACGTAGGATATAGTTTAAGAAAGGCTTATTACAATAAATTAAATGGTGCTGTTACTTTAAATGCAGTAGCCGTTCCTATTTATGATAATGTTCCAAATAAAGCAGTATATCCTTATATACAAATATCTAACATTAGTGTAGTTGATGAATCGACAAAAAGTAATTTTAATAGTAATTGTGTAGTAACAGTACAAGTATTTACAGGAACAAATGGAGCTACTTATTCTAAATTTGATGCAGATGCTATTACTAACTCGGTAATGCAATTATTAATAAATAGAAGCTCTCTTCCAGATGCAAGTCCAGATTTTAAAGTAATCACAAACAACCTTGAATCTACTGGATATATAGAAGAATTATACGATGGATTTTATGAAGTCAGAAAAGTAATAAGAATTAGAAATATAGTAGAACAATTATAAAATGGGATTAGTAAACGGAACAAACCTGGTATTATACGTATTAGATGGTGCAACAAATAAAGCATTTGGCCATTCACGTAGCTTTACATTAAATGTAGAAGCAAGTTCAATAGACGCAACTTCAAGAGATTCATCTGGATGGAGTGAGTTTATTATGGGAGCAAGAAGTTTTACCTTAGATTTTGAAGGTTTAACAAATTACGATGATGATATTGATCCAGCATATTTAGAATCAGCAGTAGAGAATAGAACAAAATTCTTTGTTAAATTTACGGATGACCTTGGAGGTTCTTTAGTATATAATGGCTACGTATATGTTAGTAGCTTAACTATTGATGGCCCAATGGAAGATATAGTTACTTACTCTGGAACTCTACAAGGAACTGAATTATTAGCATTAGCATTAGCATAAACAAATTATAAACAATTAAAATTAAAATAAAATGGCATTAATTAACGGAACAAATTTAGTAATTAAAGTAGGTGGTGTACCTTTGTTAAAGGCTACTACTGCTAGTTTAGAATTAACTGTAGATCTACCAGATGCTACTACAAAAGATTGTGGTGGATGGTCTGAATTTTTCGCAGGTGTAAGAGGATTTACCTTATCTTCTGATGGTCTTATTGACTATGTAACTTCTGCAAGTGTAGAAACTGATGAGCTTGTAGCATTGCTTATTGCTCGTACTGCCGTAGTTGTAACTTTCTCAACATCGACTGCTGGAGATATGTTATTAACTGGTAGTGCTTTTATTTCTTCTATTTCTCAAACAGCGGATATGGAATCACCATCTGGTTATAGCGTATCTTTCCAAGGAACTGGAGCATTAGTACAATCGGTAGTATCCTAATCAATTTTTTTCTGACAGTAACCACAATTACTTAAAGAAAAATAAAATGAGTGCAGGATATATACAATTAGAATTAGGTGGTAAAAAGCGTGGTGTTAAAATTGGCAACTACGCCTTAATGGAATATTCAAAGATTACTGGTACTGGTGTATTAGAGTTTGATAACGAAAACCCTATTAAGCTTTGTACAGATTTGATTTATTGTGGCTTAAAAAACAACGCTTATATTAAAAAAGAACTCCTAGATTTTACTATGGATGATGTTTTAGAATGGGTAGATGATATGCCTATTGAACAAATAAATGATGTCATTAATCTATTCCATGAATCGATAAAAATATCGGAAGGCGTTAATGAAATTCAAGAAGCAATTACTCCAAATATATCACCATCTAAATCCGTAAAGCCAAAAAAATAGGTTGGGAAGAGGTTTTAGACTTTGCTATATGCGATGTTGGACTTCTTCCCGATCAATTCTACGATATGACGTGGGCAAACTATAATAGATATGCTTATGGTAGTATCAAAAGACAAACAAAGGATTGGGAACATACTAGATCTTTAATTTCTATAATATACAATTCAAACGTAGGAAAAAGACAAGATCAAAAAACTCCCGATAAGATTCTTCCGCTTTGGACAGATAGATTAGGTAAACCCCAAAAACCTAAGTTAGAACCAGTAACAAAAAAAGACTTTGAAGAGGTCGTTAAAAAGTTAGATAATGGATAGTAATTTTCAGGTTAAGATAACAGCAGATTTAGGTGATTTAGTAGCTAAGATAAAAAATATTGAAACTACTTTAGCTAAACTAGATTCTTCTTTTAAGGCAGTAAATGCGAGAGCTACTCAAAGTTTACAAAGTACTGGACAGGCTGCTGCTACTGCTGGATTAGATATGAATAGAATGAGGTTAGCCTCTTTTGCTCTTGGTCAGGTTATACGAGATTCTGGATTCTTTGCTCAAAGTTTTGGTCTTGGATTATTAGCTATATCAAACAACGTACCTATACTTATTGACCAAATAGTAATGCTTACCAATGTATCTAAGGGTCTTGGTGCTGCTATATCATTAATGGGTTCTTTATTAACTGCTGCTCTAACAATCTTTGCTTACGCATCAATGAGTGCAGATAAGTATAATGATTCATTAGATAAAATAAGGGCAACTGCTCAAACAAATGTAATCACCCTAAACGCTTTATTGTCAATAGCTAAAAATGAGGAGTTATCTTATTCAGCAAGGCAAGAAGCAATAAATAAGTTAAACAAAGATTACGATATATTCAATAAAAATTTAACTCTTCAAAATATAAATAGTAAAGAAACTGCTGATTCTGTAAAAAGATTAACTAGTGCTATTTATCTTCAAGCAGAAGCTCAAATTCTTCAAAATGAAATACAAGATGAGATAGCAAAAAGAAGAAAGTTAGAGGGTACTGATTTAAAAGATCAAGCTGGTTTATATGATAAATTTATTGGCAAGATAAGACAATTTAATACTGCACTAGGTACTGTAAGAGAAACAATGATGTTTGGTGGATTTGCTACTATTGGTAGTAAAATGGCTAAGGGTCAAGAAGAATATAATAAAGCAATAGCTAAGGCTGGATTAAAAAACTTCAATTCTGATATGCAAAAGTCAGATGAGGCAATAAATAAATTAACAAAAGATTTAGAAAGTAATTTTACTGCATTAGCAAAGATAGGTCAATTAGATAAGCCAGATAAAAAAGATACAGAAGAAGGTAGAATAAAAAAACTGAATGCAATATATAAAGAATTAGCAGATGCTAAAAAGAAAGTAGACTATGATACATTTTCAAGTGAATTAGAAAAAGCAAATACTTTAGTTGATGCTCATAAAAAAGCACTTGAATCACTTATTGAATTAGGTGTATCTCCTCTGTCTAAAGAATATAATAATGTTAGGGATTCACTACTTAAAGCAATGAGGAGTGTTAATGATGAAGAAGGTAAATTATTCGCAGCAAAATTACAAGCAAATACAATTTCTGAACAAGCTAAATTAGCAGCAGAAGCTGAATTAAAAGCAAAAGAAAGATCAATAGAATTACAGAAAGAACTAAATGCTTTAGGTACTGATTCTGTAGCTGGTGAATTAACAGATGACCCAACTTATGAAATTCTTAAAAAGAGAAATGAGGCATTTGATGAGATGAATAAAAAAATTATCGATTTTAGAAATTTAATGAGCGATACTGCAAATATTCTTGTTGGCCCATTATCTAGTGCTTTTGAAACTATGATTCAAACTGGTAATTTTGGAATTAAGGGTTTAATTGATATGTTAAAACAAATGATAGTTAAGTTAATTGCAGCAGTAGCGGCAGCAGCTATATTAGCATTAATATTTGCAGCAATTACTGGAGGAATGTCAGCAACAGCTGGTGGAGGTGGATTTCTTAAAATGTTCCAAGGATTACTAGGTGGAAAAGGTATGTTCCCTGGTGCTAAGTTTGCTAGTGGTGGTATAGTTTCAGGTCCTACAAATGCCTTAATAGGAGAATATGCTGGTGCTAAAAATAATCCAGAGGTGGTTGCACCATTAGATAAATTAAAGTCGCTTATATCAGATACTGGTAATGGTGGTCAAATGATTGGTAAATTAGAAACTAGAGTTAGTGGTAATGATTTAGTAATATTAATGAATAGGGCATCAAAAAATAGAAACGGATACTTTTAATGGCTTACGCAATAAAATACATATTTACCTTCTCTGATGTATACTGTACTGGTGAAGATTACTTAAAATACACCTGCAATATATATAAAAAGGATTACGTTGGTCCTACAATAAAAATATATGGTACAGGAGATCCATTAAGTATAGAAACGGAAAGAAGTGGTGATGTATCGTATAAGCCTATAATAAGCTCGGTAGCTACATTAAATGTTTTACTTCAGGATATAAGTGGCCTTGATCAAGTATGGGAAGATAATGACAATATATGGAATCTATATGACCAAATATGGGATGATGCTGGATTAGATATATTAGAGTTCTTGAATGCCGATTTAGATACATTTTATATAGATATATTAAAAGGAGAAAATACTATTTGGAAAGGTTATTATATACCTACATCTGATGTAGTAATTAGAGAAATAGGCCCAATAGAATTAACGCTTGTTTTTTCAGATTTATCATTATTAAAAACGATTGAATATTTTGATACAGATGAAGATGGAGATCCAATAGGATTTTTCCCTCATGAAATAGTATCGTTAAAAGACCTTTTATTAAATTCATTGTATTCAGCTAATCTCTTTAGCGAAATAAGAATAAACTTCCCAGATTCATATAAGATATTTAAAACGGATGGTGCTATATCAGCAGTTGGTGTACCAGAAAATATATATTTAACTTTAGAGGATATGTACCTTCTTAAAAACGCAATGTTTTTAAATTTAGGTCAGTATATGAGTTATTATGATATATTAGAAGGTGTATGTATTCGTTTTGGACTGATGATGTATCAGAAAAATAATATATTGTATGTTAGCTCATACGAAGGATTAATAAATAATACATCAAGAGTTTATAAGAGATATGCTTCATCTGCTGGTACATACTTAGGTGAAATAACAGAAACAGATAGCTTAATAGCTTTAAATAGCTCTACATTTAGAAATGTTGGAAGAAACCAGGCTGTTAGATATTCATTACCTTATAAGTATTTAGATATATCTACAAATTTATCAGAATCTACAAACATCTACAATGGTTTTCTTTGGGGTTATGAAGAAATAAGCACCTATAATATATTAAACGGTTGGCAGAACGTATTTAATGCTGGTTATCCTGTAGATGATGCGATAACAAAAACAGTATTTTCTCCTACATCTACTACTTATGATTATGGATACAAATTTTCTAAGGATGGAGATACCGTTATAAACAATACAAAGTTTATACAGCCACTAACTCAAATAGAAGTAAATGCAGGAGATTATATTTGCGTATCTACCAATTTCATAATGGATGCAATTTATGTACTCGATGGAGGTGCTACTGTTTATAGTAAGGCCACACTAGAATTATATTGCGAAAATTCAGAAGGTGATCCATTTTCATATACATTAAAAACAGATGGTACTTGGTGGAATGGAACAGGAGCTACTCCAGCTATTGATATATTAAATCAAAATTATAAAAATATACTAATACCAAATAATGGAGTTTTAATATTTCAAATATTCTCTCCTTGGTCTACTGAAACACGAGCTGGATTTGATCCTGCATTATACGGAAGATACGCAACTATTCAAACATTCAGAAAATCAAGTAATCAAATACAGGCTGGTGCTTATATTCAACCAAATCTTCCTTCCGATATTGTATCAAGATCTTTTTATAAGGATGTATTAAATAATAATAAAGAGGTGTTACAATTATCTACATTCGTTAATTTATTTAATGGTGAAAGATATAATAATACATTTAGAGATTCTACATTTAGTAAATCAACTGCTGCACTTGTAGGTAATGCTGTTTTAACAAAGTATCGTGATTATGTACAGGATTCACAAATAGGTACTGCTGATTCTTCTCAATATAAAGTTGGTGAATCATTACAAAAAAACATAGGATTATTAAATACAACAATAGAAGGTACATTTAAATTTTCTACTTACTATGGTATAGGTGATAAGTTTTCCTATAGTATTACTGGTGGTCCTGATTCAAAATTTGCTATGTTGGATTACAAAATAAACTTTAAAAATGCACAAAATGATTGCATATTATATTCATGCAAATACGTTGATACAACTGGATTAATTTATGTAAATAAAGAAATAGTAAAGAACTGATGACACACTTTGAAGCAGGTAAGATTGATGCTATGGCTAATGAAATAGAGAAATTGAAAGAGGATATGAAAGAAGTGAAGGATATGGTAAAAGATATATATCAATTACTTGCTGGTAATCCAATCGACCCAGATGCTGTTGGTTTAGTTAAAGAACATAGGGAGTTAAAAAGCGATTTCAATCAATTAAGATCAGAGGTAAAAAAGTATAAATCTTACTTCTATGCTGCTTTAACTTTAATTGGTATGGGTATATTAAAAACGATTTCTGATATAATAGGTAAATAATGAAATTAAAATTAATTAGGGAAGTATTTACTTCTACAGAAACTATTGGCTCTTTATTTATTGATGATGTATTTTACTGCTATACATTAGAAGATGCAGATAGAGGATTAAAGAAATCAATGAGTTTAAAGACTATACAGAAAACTAAGATATATGCTGCAACTGCTATTCCTTATGGAACTTATGAGGTATCGGTTACAATGAGTCCTAGATTTAAAAGAATAATGCCAGAAGTATTAGGAGTACCAGGATTCGCTGGAATTAGAATACATGGAGGTAATACCCATTTAAATTCAGAAGGATGTATATTGGTTGCTAAGTCTAGGTTTTTAGATAAGCCTAATCCAACAATAGCTAAAATAAAGAACTGGATATTAGGTTCTATGGAAAAGGATTTAACACAAAAGCTAGTTGGTGAAAGTATTGAATTAGAAATAGTAAAGAAAGATGGCTAAAGTTAAAATATCAGAAGTTAAAAGCTTTAATGGAAATAAAAAGGTTAGTAGACCTGGTCGTCATTCCAAAAATAAAAGCTCTAAAATAAAAAGTAGTAAGAATTACTTAAAGAAATATAAAGGTCAAGGAAAATGAAAGAGAATTGGAAATCAAGTTTGATAGGATTTATTATAATTATATCAGGACTAGTATCAGTATTTTTAGATAAATCTAACTGGACAGAGGCAAGTGTTATTATAGCTACAGGGGCAGGTTTTATATTTACAGCAGATGCTAAAAAGAAATAAATGGATTATACCCCTCTTATTATTATCGCTACTTGTATCATCGTGTGGATTGCTCAACAGCAGGATAGTTACGAAGACTGATAGTATATTTATCGACAAAACAAAGCTGGTTACTACTAGAATAGTTGATACAATCATCACAATTAAGTCAGATACCTTAAAATTTAGTTTTAAGCAACCCCAAAGAGATACCACATTTAGCTTAACTAATAAAGATGGAGTAAAGGTACTTATAACACTCAAGAATAAGTATTACTACCTATCATCAATATCATTACCAAAACAAATACCTATAAAAATTACTGAAAAAGTAGTTGAATATCGTAATGTTTATGTACGTGAGAAATCAAAGGTTGTAACTAAGAAATCAAATTATAAGCAGATAGCTATAGTTACCTTATTGATTATTAGCATATTAGTTATTATCTTTATATTTAAACAAAAAATAATTAACTATGCAACACAGACCACGTTTAAATGAAGGTGAATACGATTTAGTAAAAAGCTTTAGAAACTCAAGTGTAGTAGGTATTATTGGCGATCGTCATGCCCCATTTACCCACCCAGATTATTTTAAATTTGTTTACGAAGTATTTAATAAGTTTCAGGTAGATACTATTGTAGATATTGGCGATGATACCGATTTTCATGCGCTTAGTTACCACGAATCTGATCCTGATGGACATTCTGCTGGTAGTGAATTACAAGCTGCTAGAGAGGAGCATAAGCAATGGTACGAGGCTTACCCAAATGTTTATGGATGTATGGGGAATCATTCTAGTCTACCATTTAGAAAACTTCAAACTGCTGGTATCCCAAAATCAATGTTTAAATCATATAATGAAATGCTTGGTTATCCTGATGGTTGGAAATGGGGATATTCTCATGAGTTAGATAATGTTCAGTATATCCATGGTACAGGAAGTAGTGGGGCACAAGGAGCAATCAATAGAGCTAGAGATAGCCGTCAATCAACAGTTATAGGTCATATACATTCCTTTGGTGGAGTTTCTTATTCAGCATCTGACAGAGATATGATATTTGGTATGAATGTAGGTTGTGGTATAGACGTTAGAAGTTATGCTATGGCTTATGGGAAAGTATATCCTAAGAAACCTACTTTGGGTTGTGGTATTGTTATCGATGGCCGAGTAGCCTTATTTATTCCGATGAACTTAGGATCTAAAATAGAATGGATATGAGTAAATTAAAGGAAATATTTGAAAATCAGGAATCTATATTAGCCTTTGATGAGATGGTTGAATATATGATTAGTTTGGGAGAGCTTCTTAACATATTAGAAGATAGTAATGCTCCACAAAAGTATGCTTTGCAAATTAAGATTTGTAATGAAATAGATAGTATATTAGATTTATTAAGTTTTAATGTTAAGACTAGATTATAATAATCCGCCTACTTTTATAGAGATAGGAAAGACTAAGAAACGAAAAATATATCTAGGGTATAATGCTATTTATGCAGGAATACATTACTCGGTAAGACAACGAATCGTTAGTGAATTAAAGACATTTCTTAATACAGAAGAGTTTAGTCAGGTAGGACTAATTACAGAACCAGTTAGAGTACGTATAATATACTACAGAAATCTAAAGAATTGGGATTTGGATAATAAGTGTGGGTTATGGGCAAAGTGTTTCTTAGACTTAGCTAAAGGACAAATATTCCAAGATGATAATGTAAGGTACGTAAAGGAACTTGTTTATAGTTATCGTGAAGGCGATGATAGGTTAGTAATTGAGGTAGAGTTGATATAAAAAGGAAAGGGGGATACTCTCCCCCAATCTTTGTCTATAGGAGAACCAAACCAACCTACTGACAGTAACCACGTTATAAATATACCGAGAAAAATTCTTACTTCTTATAATAGTTATCTACACTAATGCTTTTTTGTCAAGTTATAAGTTTACTTTTTTAATAGATTTGTAAAGCTATATGTTGACAAACATCATAAAGTGCAAAATACTGCACAAATGTTTGAATTTATACGAATTATCTATTATTATTTGACATAAAGTGTAATATAATGCACATTAATTCGAATTAGGAATGTAATACTGATCTACATTAACACCTTCCTTCTCCTCATTCTTCATAATCAGCTGGACATTGAATATAATAGCAGATAAGTGATCTTCATCTTGCTCAACTCCATTCTGTAAGTTAATCTCAAACTTTGCTAAGTGTCTATGGAGAGATTCTATTGCTGTTTCTGTAGGTTGACCTTTCCTCCAGTTCCCTTTCTCGTAATGATTAGCTCCCATCCTTAATAGATAACCATATCTTAACCGTACATAAGCATCTAAATGACTAGGCAATGGCTTATTACTATCGTTATCCCTTTGGCTTCCAGATTCAAATACCCTTTTATTTTTTGTTTTATTATTGTATAATCCTATTTCTTCATCAAATTGCATAATTTGAGTAAGCATATTTTTTTGTAAATCTTTTTGAAAATCAGCAATTGGATTACTTTTTTTTTCTTCAATAAGTTCGTAGTGTATTCCAGGTATTCTTTTCATTTATCTTTAATTATATCATTCCTAAATACAACTTTTAAGTCATTATAACTATCTTCTGCTTTATTACCCCAAAACATATCACACTTACCATCTTTAAAAGGTACTTCCATAAACCAACTTTGCCAACCTGATTGATTTGCAGTATGTCTATAACACTTTAATTTTAGATCACATCCATCACCTGTACACATTGTTATATCTGCCATATTATCTCTGTATAAGTTGACGTAAAGCCATTACTATTTTATGAAGTTCCTCTTCCTTTTGTTTTTTAAGCCTCATTAGATCTTTAATCTTCTTTGCCTGTAAAACCTGTTCTTCTAATATATCCAAATATCCCATTATTTTAATCGTTCTGCCCAAAAGAAGTCTCTTCTGAAGTTGTATTCATTAGTAGCAAAAGGTTTTTTATCTCTATCTAAGTATTCAAAAATTATCACTCTACCAAGTATTTTACTAGTACCTTTAGAAACTTCTCTAAGCCTTACAATTTCATTTGTAGACCCCGAAAACCTCCATTCAGATCCAACTAAACTATCAATAGAATCATATTCAATACTCATTCTTTTCTATCAATCTCCTAAGTCTAGTTAAGGTCTTGCTAGAATCCTCATAAAATCTATCTTCTTTATCGACGATATTTAAATTATAAAGAGCCTGGCAAAACCTTATTTTGGGATTCATTAAAAGATAGTCCTCCAATAATTGTAATATTTCTATTGTTGTATTATTCCTCGGATTGGACATCTTCCGTTTCAGCTTCTATTTCAGCTTCCTTCTTTGGAATAAATACATCGATAGCTTGTTTTACTACTACTGCATCATCTAATGATAATACTCCTTTTGATTGTGCAACTATTGCTACGTTAATTAAAATTTCTAATGCTTTGTTCTGATCCATAATTTATTTTATTTAATTTAATTTTGCTGTGAAGGAAGGATTCGAACCTCCAAACTTGAGAAAAGATGATGAAATAAAAACTCAAGCACTACCGAGACAAGATAGCGTGTCTGCCAATTCCACCACCTCACATTCCGATAACTTATTCAAATATAATTAAAAGTAATCCCTATTGACTGAAAAGTTATCTACAATATCATAAAAACTGGAAACTGCTAAATTGGTATTCATTAATGCCTTCCCAATATCTCCATTACGGTTCTTTCTAACATAGGTAACACATTTACCTTTACTATCTTGCATTACATCATTATAGTCAAACTCTTTATAATCGTAGTATTCTGGCCTCCATAACATCAATACCATATCAGCATCCTGTTCTATACTACCTGATTCTCTCAAGTGGTGCATATAAGGTACTTTAGGATCAGCAGTTTCTACGGCTCTTGATAATTGACTAATGGCAACTATTGGAATATTTAATTCTTTAGCGAGTAACTTTATCTTTCTACTAATTTCGGAAATCTCATTCTCTCTTGTTCCCTTATTACCCTTTGAAGAAATCAACTGTAGGTAATCGATAAATATTATTTCAACATTGTGTTTACGTTTCATCGTAATTGCTCTTGATCTAATTTCATCTATTGTAGACCCAGCCTTATCGTCAATATAAATAGGTAACTCTGCAATATTTTGAGCCTTCTTAAAATAATCTAATAAAATAGGTTCATCTAAGTTAGTTATCCTAGAGTTACATATTTGAGATTCTATAGCTGCAAACTTTTTAGTTAATTCAATACTACTCATTTCTAAACTAAAAAATCCTACTGGGGTATTGTCAAACTTAGCAAGTCTATAGGCAATATTAATTCCAAATGTAGTTTTACCCATACCTGGTCTACCTGCAACAATAATCATCTGCTGGTTTTTAAATCCTACAATAAGTTTATCTAAATCTACGAACTTACTTCTACATCCATTAAAATCTCCTTTAAGCTCATTTTCCTGCTCTCTAATCAATTCTATTATACTTTCACCTAAACTTATGCCACCTATATTAGAAACTTCGTTAGAGAGGCTTAAAATAACTTGGTTAGCAGTTACCATATTCTCATCAATGTCAATACTTAAATCATAAAGTCCATCAATTAATTTATTTGCAGTTAAAATACCGCTACGTCTTTCATGAAGTTCAAGAAGTATATAGCAATGGTATTCAAAAGAAGTTTTATTACTTGTCTTATCAGATAATCCAATCAGGAAGTCTAATCCTCCAATAGAATCTAATTTATTATTGTTTCTAAGGGTATTGCTTACTGATACAATATCTATCGGCTTAGAGGTTGAATACAATGATAGGATAGAAACAAATATGTCTTGAAGTCTTTGATTGTAAAAACAATCTTTGTTTATAATATTTATTGCTATGTTAAAACTATTACTCTGGGATAGGATAGTACCTATTACCTGCTCTTCTATTTCTATATTTTGTGGTTGCTGTTTCATTATGCTTTTATTATAATTGGTTCTTTTTGTTTTTTGGTTTTAACAGCAGAGTTTAAATACTTCTCAAAGTTTGTAGGTGTGAATAAAGTTGAAGGTCTTAAATACTCTTCCCATTCAGTACCTATCCATTTACTGGCCATGGTTGTAATAACACTTTTAAAATCTTCTAGGGTATATCCTTCTGCTATCCTTCCATTGATAAATCCTTGAGTAGATTTGTTACCAGATTTAAAGTTTGTTTTAGCAGTATCGTTTAGGAAATCGATGATCTCGACAATAGTATTATTATTTATATTATTAATATTAGTATTATCTCCCCATTTTTGGGGATAGGTCTCATCATTTTTGGGGATAGCTCTCCCTATTTTTGTGGATAGGGTCAAAATCCTTTTATTACCACTTGAAAAGTCTATAAAGCTATCTAATAAATCATAGAACTCCAGTTCACTAATCCATCTACTAACAGTATTTTCTGACTTATTAAAGGCTTCTGCAAAGAACTTATTTGATGCAGTACATTTACCATACCTGTCACAAAAATTAGATACGATACCGTACATTAATTTAGCATTAGCAGATAAATCTTTATGGTGGAAGATATTGGCTGGAATTACAAAGTAATACCCATGGTCTTTATTCATAACTTGTTTGGTTTTAAGTTAATTTATTCTCGTTCTCTAACGAATAGTTTTAATATTTTTTCATTGCTTTTAAATGTAATATTAGATCCTGTATTATTCCCTAAAGTAAATGTAATCTTTTTCTGGTCCTCCGTTGCATCTTCCTTAGAATTAGCAAAAACTATTGGTTCGTCATCATCAAACTGAAAACACCATTCACAATTATTGACAATTACATCTACAGGTACTATTTCTTTTTTCTTTTTCTTAGCCATTGTATTTTGTTTTAGTATACTTTTCGTAAATTGATTTGTAAATAAGTTTCATATAAAGATCGCTTTTAAGATAAAATTTAGTTGAATCATTTAAGTGCATAATTGTTGTTCTGTTTCTAAGATTAGGAACTATCTGCTCTACGTAATGTTCACTTATTTTATGGTAATCTTTAAGTATGTAGAAAAAAACTCTTCTTGCGTCAATAAGTTTTCGATGACGTTTAGGACTATAAAAATCATCAATATTAATCTCCAATTCTCGGCAGCAAATATCTGCTAATTTATCAATATCACTTTTTAATATCATCTAGTTTGGTTTTAAATTTTGATTCACTTTTAGGCATTAATGGCTTATCTCCTTTTATTACTGGATCTAATGCACCACAACAATTACAAATATATCCTAATGACTTTAACTTATGGTAAAACAGTTCAAGAAATGCCTCGTAATAATCTTTATAAATCCCTTCTTTAATATATTCAGGAAAGTGGTTAATATAGTAATACGTAAGAGTTCTATCCTTATTTATTTGTGAAGATATATAATCAGGTGATTGACCAAGTTCTGAACTCATAACATAAGAAACCATCATCCTAACTGCTGGAAGTGGAGTTACCCTACTAGCTCTTCTTATAGCGTTCGGGTTTACTCCTGTTATATCCTTGATTGCCTCAAATGCTATAGTCCATCTATAGTCATCAACAAACTTAGCTTTAGAAAGGGAGATCGTCTGCGACTTGTACTTTCTTGGCATTTTCTCCTTTTATGTAATCATTTAAAACAAGGAAGTGTGTAGAATAACCTTGAGCTTCTTTACGCTTCACCAGCTTTAGCTTTAAAGTTTCCTGCTTAGTACCATCCTTAGTAACAAAAGACTTCTTAAATTGTGCATTCTCTGCGTCTAATAAGATTTCCTTTAACTGGGTTAAGTTAAGATCTACTAATAAATCCTCTCCCATTAATTGACCACTACCACAGAATTTTGATTTTTTCGTTTCCATTTTATTTGTTTAATTTATGTAATAAAGATTGTTTAAAATAATTTGCTACTTTTAGTTTTTTATGAATTAATGATACATCTACTTCGTCTTTATTTATAGATAGGTGAACCATCCTTAAAGATTCTTTTTGCCTAGGGTCATAACTAACAAAATACCAATCATTGATTCCTGTTAATATTGCATAGCCTTGAATCTGATAATAATACTCTTTCCTAGCTTTCCTAAAATCTTCTTTGCTAAGAAGTAAGTTATCCAAATGAATAGACGAATTATAAGGACACTTAACCTCAATGCCAAAAGACTTATCTTTAGCAATACCATCAGGAGTTCCGCAAAAATAATCATTGTAAATAATAAGACCTGGCCTGATAATTTCAGTATCAACAAGATCCGAAAACATATTGATTGCTTCATCTTCATAAGAATTACCCCAAGCTGTTGCGGCATTAGAGAATTGTGTTTCTTCGCTTGAATCTTCTATTAGGGTTTCTGTAACCTTTTCTTTTATGTAAGTAATTGCTCCCTGACTAAGAACCTCAGTCTTAATCCTTGGCTCTGTCATTAGTCTATGAAGTTCACTAGGAGTAAACCTTCCATACCTTTCCGATTTCCATTGCTCTGACCCATGAGGGATAATCTTACTTTTTTCCATTTTGGTCTTTCAAGTAAATAGCGGCCGCTAAGATAAATATTAAAAGTGCTGATACAATTAATAATATCAAAGGGATAAATGCCTCATACCAACTAATTTTTATTAGGTCAATAGATTTACCAATTACCAATACAGTTGTTATTAGTAAAAACCAATTTATTATGTTTTCGGGTTTCATGTTATTTATTTTTAGAGTTTACATAATCGTTTAATTCTACTGAAGTCCATAAAATATTACCCTTACTATCTACTGGGTAGTTCTTTCCATTGGTATGTTTCTTAACCTTTAAGTCCTCAATACCTAAGTTGTATAAGAATCTACCAACACCAAATTTTACTGCTGCTCTTTTAAATGTATCTGACGCAAGACCCTTATCCTTTTCTACATTTGATTCCGATCCTGTATCTGATTTAGTTATAGGAAATTGTTTGTTCGGAAAGTGACAGCTCAATTTACAAAATAGCTTACCATCAGCTTCTTCATATTCATCTTCCCAACCATGTACTCCAAAAACCTCGTCAAGTCTATCCATTACATCTCTTGCATCTATATAGGCAACACAGGTTGCTTTATAATCATTGATACTTTGAATCCTCCACTTGTAATTCATTGGAGCTTTTAACTGCTTTTCGATTTCTTCAATCGTCTTAATTGTTTCCATTTGTTTGATTTTTAATTGTTGAATTTGTGATTGTAATATAATTTCTTTACTAATGTTATCCTCAAGTGCCATAATCAAATATACTAAAAGTTATCTACAAAATAAAATCATAAGTAACATTTAACTAAATTGTTTTTTATCCTAAATGACTTATCAAACTTAACTAAATCTTTATGGGTGTCACGATAATAAATAATAGTAGTATGGTCTTTTTTAAATATTGAACCTAATTTCTTTAATCCAAAATTTGCATTAACCTCTAATAATAATCCTACTGCTATCATCCTAGCCTCCACAAGATCCTTATTTCTTTTCTTACCAATTAAATCCTTCATACTTATTTCAAGTGCCTCACAGGTTATATGGATAATAGTAGCAACATCATCAGTAGTTCTTTTCAGCCTACAGAATATTTTGTGTTTTTCTTCTAAGCCTGGATAAATAAAATAACTCATAATCTTATCTTAATTCTTTTAACATAATCTTTTCTACCAGCTGCATCAAAAATCGCTTCCCTTTCAGTATCTACCATTCTATCAGAAAATAAAATACCATCTTCATTTTTATATATATTTATCCAAAAAGTTTGTTTTTCTAATTTCCTAACATAAGATGTAGCTAAGTTCATAGTTAGTATTATAGATGCACCAAATCCTAGTAAAATGCATCCAAGTATTGTTAAAAAAGTCATAACTCTTTGCTTTTTAATAAGGCATCATAACCTCTAAATTTTGGCTCTATGGATAGTGTATAACCCATAGCATTAAAGTAGTTCCTCATCGTATTAATTGTAGGGTTGTTACTGGATTCAATCATCGAGATCATTGCTTGAGTAACTTCCATTCTTTTGGCCACCTCTCTTTGGGTTAGACCTCTGTTTCTTCTGTAATCGCTTAGTTTCATTTTATTTAGTTTTTAAATAGTTTTTAAGGTCAATATTAAACGCTTTAATAGATTCTATATCCATTAGGCTAACAATACCTATCAAGTCCATTATCTCTGCTGAAAACTCATCTAATCCATCTACATCGTTATTTTTTAATTTAACTAAGTGGGATAGGTTTGTATTTATTTCTGAAATTGATTCTCGGATTCTTTTTAAATGGTTTCTGACTAGGCTAGACTTAGCCACATCGGGAAGTTCCATATTATATTCAAAATCCATTAGGGTTGTTAATAACTTCATCCTAGACAAGCTATTCAATACCATTTCTGCTTTTTCTTCTGTTAATTTCATAATAATTCTTTAAGTTCTGATAAATCTGCTTTTGGAAGTAGTGAGAAACAATTAAAATCAAACTGTATTTCTATTTTCCCAAAAACTTCTGTGTCTACTAATAAATTCCTTATCTCCTCTAATAATATACCTTTAAATCCACCTATTATTTTTATATCTCTAATGGTATATATTTTATTTAGTACTGGTAGAGATACTTGGAAATCATAATTCTCTTCGTATCCTTGAAAATCACATTCACATTTTATAAGATCGCCTATTTCCATAAAAACCTCCATAATCTAAGTATTAACTCAACTGATCTAAATGTCAGGTATAAAGTAAATATAACAATTACCGTAACTACTATTGCCTCAATTAGTTTTCCCATGATTAAATAATTTTTCAACCGAAGTTATTGTATAATCTTTTAAGTCTAAATACATATATAAATTAAGGATGTTATGGTATGTCAAATCTAAAAAATGGTTATTATTTTCTAATGCTTCAATTAAATTTTTAATTGTAGATGGATACTCAATTTCGGCAGCCTTTAGCATTTCTAAATGCTTTGGGTTTAATTTTTCTAGTAAGTTCATATTCTTAGTATAAGGTTTTTATAATCATTTCATTCATATCGTAGTAAAGTTCTTCCTGGAGAAGTTCTAATTCATCTACTGTTAATTCAGTACCATCTTGAAAACCAGCAGCACTAATATAAGCATCGCTAAAATCAGGATAATCATTCATATCAATGCCATCAAATTCGATGGAATTAAGATCTACTTCTTTGTTATTAATTAATGTTTTCATGTTAGTTTAAGTTAGTTTAAGTTATATTTATATTCACTGAATAAATCTCCAATTAATCTGTCTATAATGTACTCACTCATTTGAAATTTCTCATCATAAGTTAGTCCCATTTGAGTATAATAGAATCCAGATCCGTAATCGCTAGTAAGTTCATCTGCCTGATCTTCGTCATAAATATCGCTTCCCAAAACCCTAGCATATTTGGCCTCCTTAAAAATACCATTCTCTATTAATATCTCATTACCGTATCTCAAAAATACATGGGTAGGTATAGTTATATAATGAATAGTCTTTTCATATCCTAATAGTATAGATAGTTCGCAGAAATCGTCACCAAAAACTATCGGGGCATTGGCTTCGATTTTATAATGGTAGGTATCATCTTTTTTGAATAGCTCAAAGATTTCCAAAATCGCTTTCGTTTCCATTTCCATTTTGGTTTCCATTTTCATTTCCATTTCCATTTTTAGTTACAGTTTAAAAAAACAGGTGAACCGAAAAATATCGGACTATTAAACTCTTCGTTGTTGTACTGGTCTAGTCCTGGCTCATTCATCAAAGAATCTGCAAGATCTAAAGCATCGCCTAGAAATTGGGCATCGACCGAAAAATACGATCTGAATAGTCTATCCTCTTGATAGTCTACGTAAAAATTGAATTTTCTCATTCTTGTTTGGTTTTAATTGTTTATAAAGTTATTTGTTAAATCAAATATAAGTATAATATTATATATAATGCAAATAAAATAAAAAATATATTCAAAAATATCCACTATATTAAAAAATCGGGAAGGATCGCCTCCAAAAATCGCCTGGCCATAACCAAAAATCGGGAAGGTGTGCAGTTATCCAAAAATACCCGCCTCCAAAAATCATCAGGCATAAAAAACCGTTTGGCTCTTTATCCAGGATGTAGCTATATTTCATAATTTAATACGTTTTATAATCGTTTTTCATATCTTATAAGTATTTTATATTACATTCTGTTTATTGTTTTAATGATCTGTAAAGCATAATTTTTATTTATTAGTACAATCTATTAGGTGAAATTTTATAACGTCTTAAAACGTCTTATTTTACTTTAATTTTCTTAAATTATAAGGTATTGCATATAAATACAGTTAAATAAATAATATTATACGTAATTAAATATAATTAAACTTTGATTTATTCAATTAGGCTATTTTAAAGCTATCTAATCAATTATTTTTCTTTGTTAGTACTTTGTTACTTGTTAAGGTTTCGAGCCTTTAAATTGATCATATCAAAACAAGTAATATAAAAAAAAGGCCCTAAGGCCTTATAAATTACAATCTTATTAATTAAGCCACTACAAAACCACTGCAATCTTTTTTTGCTTTGCCTTTTGCTTTTAACCCAATTATTACGCCAGCGGGATCGTTATAACGTAGGTCTGTCAGATCACCGTTTATAACATTATATCCTAAATATTCATTAGGTAAATTATTTGCGAAAACAATAGCTACATTAACGCCATAACTTAATAATGTTTTAATTTCAATATCCGTATCCGTTTCTTTACGTGAATAAGTTACCCGATATTTATCATTTTCATTATACCTGGCAAAGTTATGGGCCTTCTTTTTGTCCTTTGTATAATCGTAAAACTTTAAAGCTCCAAAACTAATAAGACCATGGCCCGTATACCTTACAAGTAATTTATCAAAATCTAGATCACTAGTCCCGTTTAGACGTATAAAAATAGTTTTGTTTTCCTTTACAGCTTTACCGTTTATTTTACTAAGATCGCTTAATAATTGAGTAAAAAATAAAGCGGGATCGTTAAAAAATAAATTTGTTTTCCGTCTTCTGGCTTTTTGAACATTACTAAATTTCCCGCGTCCCGCACTATTTAAACAAGCTTTGCCGCAACCTTTGGACGCAAAAGGACAAACAGACTTGCCGCTATCATTTAAATTTAACGGACTCAGATAAAGTATATACGTCTCTGACTCGTTTTTTATAGTTTTTGCATTACTGTTTCCGTTACTAATTAAGTTTAATTTCATCTTTTTATTTTTTAGGTTAAATTATTTAATAATATTTTTTAATTCTAATTTTAACTTTTTGGCCGTTTCACCTTTGTAGGTACTTGCATTAGATAGGAAATATAAAACAATAGTTTTACCATTATCGTATCCGTAACTATCATTAACATAATTAATACTTAACATTGCTTTTAAATAAGGTAAGGCCGCAAAATTAACTTTTTGCCAGTCATTAATTATTTCCATTGCAATTGCTGAAATTTTTCTAGTTTCCATAGTCTTATTTTTTTAATCGTTTTATAATATATTCCGCTGTAATGCCTATTATTAAAGCGGGTAAAGCTGTTGCAAATGCTATAAATAAAATAGCTAGTAAATATTCTTTGTTTTCCATTATCTTAATGTTTAAATAGTTTTATAAGTATTAATTAAATAATAACAGGCTGAAATATAAGTGAAATTATTAATTTTCATAAACTGGCTAAATTGATTTAATATATTAATATAAGCAGCGTTATTAGTTTTATAGTAAAGTAGATTTAATATTTCTACATGACTATCCTTTTTTATTGTTTTCATGATCTTAATATTTTTTAGTTTTAATGATTAGACTAGTATCAATTTTATGTTTTAAACAATACTTGAATGCCTCTAAATAATCAATAAATATAATATCATTAATTACGTAGTGACTTATTTTTTGCTGAAAACCTAATATAAAATTTCTCATAACTTTGTTTTTTAGATTTTTAAATAGTTTAATTTAAATTTTGTTAATTGATTAAAATACCGTTTTTAAAATAGATTTGTTGTAATTCCATACAGTCCAGTAATTATAAATGTTACCGCTAATAAAAATAATAATGACCCAAATAATGTTAAGGCCTGGCCGTTTTTTTTGTTAATCGTTTTCATGATCTTGTTTTTTAGTTTGGTTTAATTGTTTGGTTTATAATATTATTTATTGTTTAATAGCTTTTTTTGGGTAGCATTCTTTACTGTCCCTTTGTTGCTATGCATCAAATATAATAAGATTTACCTTATTATTTGTCATATTAATGTCATAAAGTATTAAGCATCTGTTAAGATTATAGCACAAATAAAGATCATTCGATCATTAGTATTAAGGGCCTATTACTTAACCAGGAGGGCACGTGCCAGGTTAGTGGTAAAATATTGCATGATCATTGAGATAGTGCTGTATAATAGAGTATATAGCGTATAAAGATAGAAAAAATCTTTAGCGAAAAGAAAATCCCAACCGCCCGTTGGCACTACTATACAACCCACTACAATTTACAACAGTATCAAATATATCTTATACTATATAATAAAAAATTATCGGGGGGATATTTAATAAGGAATTATTAAAAAAGATAGGAGAGGATTATAGAAAATTATCACTAGGAAAAAAATAGCTTGGAAAGAACTTGCAAAAGAATATAGTTTGCAAAAAAGGAAGGAAGATTCCGCTGACGCTTCGAGATAAATCTCGACGATAGATGTTTTTTTAATTAGAGTTAGAAGAGAATAAACAAGTCCCCCTAGAAGAAATACTCTTTTGTTATCGTAGATACTAAATGTAATCAATAACTATTTTATTCGATCCAAACACCTAGGAGATGTAAGTTTAGCTTTTCAACTGCTCAAGCCTTGCAGTAATAATAAAGTCTAAGGTATGTATTTATAACCGTAAAAACAAATAAACTTATCTACATTATACCCTAATCAAAAACTGTTTGTACTAAATCAAAAACCGTCTGGTATATTATTTATCTACAAACCTTGATTATGAGAAAATATTTACTTACATTGCAAAACAATAGATGTATTATGGCAATTGATATTACTAAAGATTCTGTAAGCAAAAATATTAAAATTACTCAAACAGGTAAACCAAATATTTATTTGATGGGGTACTTTCATGGTGTAATGACTAATAATGATGCTGGAACTCATATTAACGTGAGGGATGGTGATTATAACATTACTTTTGCCGTAGCAGACATTGGTACTATCCATACAACTGCTGGGCCTTGGACATTGGCTGATGCACTTCATGAATTAGAACATCACGTATTTAAATTATAATTATGCTTGAAGATATTAAAGCTTTAAGTAAATACGATAGAACTAGATTAATCCCAATGAAACCAGAGCTTATGAGCCTGGAAGACATAAATGCAAAGATTGATTTAATTGAAGGTATTACCGAAGATCCTACAGTAGTTACAATGGGTTCTGCTTTAGAGCTTGTTGGCATGACTAAGAGTAAGTGGGCATCGTTAGAGAGTATCTGTAAAAGACGTGAGTTAGATTACGAAGTAGAAAGAATAGAATATATTAAACAACGATTTGAGAATAGAATTTTTGAATCAGCGTTTAAAAACCAAGCAAATGCGACCATGGCAATATTTGCCTTAAAAAACCATTACGGTTGGTCGGATAAACAAAATGTAGAAATACAAGCCACACAAACCACAAAAGTAGACGTATCTGACATGGATGAAGAGTTGAAACGTCAATTAGCCGAAAGGTACTTAACTGGAAGTGTACTAGATGATAAAAGATAAACCATTAAAAATAGATAGTGCTTTATTAGAATCAGCGGCTATAGACTTAGCTCGTAAAGATTTTTCGTTCTTTGTAAGATTTATTAAAAAGGATTTTGATGCGACTTGGTTTCATAACCATATTATGGGATCGCTAATGACGCTGTATACTGATGACGATAGTAAGAAGCTAATGATTTCTATGCCACCTCAACATGGTAAGTCTACACTAGCCACTCAATTATATCCAGCCTACCTGCTAGGAGTAAACCCTAATCTGAAAATTGTTATCGCATCTTATACAGCTGATTTAGCGTCAAGATTCAATAGGGAAGTTCAGAAGATTATTGATAGCACAGAATATAGAAAAGTATTCCCAAATACAAAAATTGCTAAACCTAGAAGTGGTGAGGCCATTAGGAATAATGATATGTTTGAGGTCATTAACAATGCTGGATATTTAAAGTCAGTAGGTACTGGTGGATCGTTAACAGGATTTAGTGTTGATGTTTTGATATGTGATGATTTAATTAAAGACTATAGTGAGGCTAAATCATTAAATGTCAGAGAAACAGTTTGGGATTGGTATACATCAGTTGCAGAAAGTAGACTTCAAAATAACGGTAAACAACTATTAATTGCTACAAGATGGGATAATGATGATCCACTCGGAAGAGCAAGTAAAAGAGATAACGATTGGAATACAATAACATTACCAGCATTAAGGGAATCTTTAAATGATGGAAGGTATTATGATAAACGAGAGGTTGGGGAAGCATTATGGGAAGATAGACAGTCGGCAGATAGGCTTATAAGGATTAAGGAATCATCCCCAATTATCTTCAACTCTCTTTATCAACAAGACCCTAGACCTGCTACAGAAAGTTTGGTTTATCCAGATTGGCAAGAATGTGATTTGTTTCCTGATGGTGACGATATTTTTTATGGCATGGATTTTGGCTTTACTAATGATCCTACGGCCTGTATAAGAATGAGTAAGATAGGTGACAATATATACCTAGATGAATTGTTTTATGCCACAAGAATGACAAACAAGGATATTGCAAATAGTTTGAGAAAACTAAATGTTAATCCATATAGTGAAATATTTGCTGATTCTGCTGAACCTAAATCCATAGCAGACTTAAAAGTAAATTTTAATGTTAAACCACAGAAAAAAGGTAAAGGTTCTATTCTCGCTGGTATTAACAAATTAAAAGAATATAGGGTGTTCTACACCAAACGTAGTAAAAATATAGCAACAGAGGTAAAAAACTACCAATGGATAATGCAAAATGGGGAAAGTACAAATGTACCTATTGATACATACAACCATTGTTTAGATGCAATTAGATGTGCGATGTTTACTAAGTATGGCAAGGAACGTAAATGGTATGTAATATAAATGGGATTATTCGATTTCTTTAAAGCTGCAAAAGCACCAGAACCTATCATGGTTCAAAAAGGTATAGATCCTGCGTATGCAAGGATGATTTATAATCAAATCGCAAAAGCTCCTATTTTTGGAGAAGATACGTTTGAAAACTATGTAGAAAAAGGCTATCAGTATAATTCTGATGTTTACTCAATAGTTAACTTAATCACCAGAAAAGCAGCTACAGCACCTCCAATATTATATGAGGTAATTGATGATAGAGCATTCCAGAAATATAAATCATATACACAAAATGTTTCTAAGCCACAAGATATTCAAGAAGCTAATTACTTAAAGACTAAGGCATTAGTAGAAATATCGGAAGATCATCCAATTATACAAACCTTATTAGATCCTAATGATTACCAATCGTATTACGAGTTTATGGATAATTATTTTGGGTTTAAACTAATTACTGGTAATTCATACATTTATGGCATGGGTGCTGTTACAGGATCTAATGCTGGTAAGTTTAAACAACTTTATGTACTACCCGCACATTTAACTAGAATTATTAGTGGTGGTAGATATAATCCAGTAATTGGATATACATTAAGTAGTAGCTATGGTAAAGAGGAATTACTTGCTAGTAAGGTTATGCACTCTAAATATTGGAATCCTGATTATTCAACAGAAGGTTCTCACCTTTATGGACAATCTCCACTAAGAGCAGCTATGAGAGTTATGCAACAATCAAATGATGCACAAACAGCCTCTGTTAAGTTATTCCAGAATACTGGAGCAATGGGTATCTTGTATGACAATAGTGAAGATGGTCAATTATCTCCAGAACAAGCATACGAAATGCAGCGTAAATGGAAGTCAGAATATAGTGGCCCTGAAAATGCAGGTAACATAATAGTATCAGCATCTAAAGTTGGTTGGCAACAAATAGGTTTATCTCCAGTTGATTTAGCTATTATTGAATCAATGAAAATGAATCTTAGGCAGATGTGTAATGTGTACCATGTAAACTCTGCTTTATTAAACGATCCTGATAACAAGACTTACAATAATATGTATGAGGCTCGTAAAGCTTTGATTTCAGACGCTATTTTACCAGAATTAATATCAGCTAGAGCAGACTTAAATAAATGGCTTGTAGCTCCTTATAATAAGTCAGAGAATAAAAAGTATTTCTTGGATTTTGATTTAAGTGTATTCCCTGAACTACAAGAAGATAAGAAGGAACAAATATCATACCTTGAAAGAGCTTGGTGGTTAACACCTAATCAGAAACTTGAGGAAATGGGTTATGGCCGTAATGAAAATCCTGATATGGATAAGATTTATGTAAGCATTCAAGTTACTCCTATTGACAAAATAAATATTGACCCTATTGAACAAGCTATAGGTATTGCACAAGCTAATAAGTCGGTAAATCCTATAGAGGATGAAAAACCAATGGCTCAATTAGTTACAATGGCTAGAGAGTTTAATAAGGACAATCCTGGTAAAAGGGTTACTGCAAAGAAACTAGAGGAAGTATTTGCAACAGGGATAAGAGTATTTAAAGAGCAAGAATTAAAGGGTAATGAGAATGCTTTTGCTATGAGCTTTGTAAAAAGATTCCTAGATTCTTACGCTAAAAAAAAAACTGAAAAAGCAGACAGCTATTCAGACTACCCAGAAGCAGCAAGTAATAATGCTAAACGTGCTTTAAAATACGCAGAAGAAAATGGATGGGGTGATTGCGGAACACCAGTTGGAAAAGCAAGAGCTAATCAATTAGCTAATCGTGAACCTGTATCAAGAGATACAATAGGAAGGATGGCAAGTTTTAAACGTCACCAACAACATAAAGATGTACCATATAGTGAAGGTTGTGGTGGATTAATGTGGGATGCTTGGGGTGGCGATGCAGGAGTAAATTGGGCAATAAGCAAATTAAAAGAAATAGAAAACAATTAAGATATGTTATTATACAAAAATTTAAATCAGGGAATTACAGACGTAGATGTCAAAAAAGGCATTGTTACTGGATACTTTTCTTCGTTTGATAATATGGATAGCGATGGAGATATTATCCGTAAAGGAGCTTTCTCTAAAACAATTAATGAGAACTTCTCAAGGATACGTCACTTGTTAGATCATGATGCTACTAAATCAGTAGGTAAAATTCTTGAGCTAAAAGAAGATAACAAAGGTTTGTACTACGAAAGTAAGGCAGGTCGCCATACACTTGGAAGAGATTATCTTTTGATGGTAGAGGATGGATTGATTAACGAACATTCTATTGGTTTTGTTACCATTAAACAAAAAAATATGGGTCAATACAATGACATTACAGAAGTTAAATTATATGAAGGCTCTTCATTACAAGGATGGGGTGCTAATGAAATGACACCAATTACAGGTATGAAAAGCTATGAAACAATAGGATTTATGATGGATAACATTTTAAATGCAATCAAAAACGGTAAATACACAGATGAAACATTTGCCAAACTAGAACTTCAATTACTACAATTACATAAAGAACTTGCTTTACTTAAAGAAGCATCAGTTGAAAATCTTGAGCCATTGGAAGATAAATCTACCGTTACGGTAACTATATCTATAGAAGATACTGAAGATGAAAACCCGATGGAAGATGAGCCAGTTATGGATGAAGAGGAAGTTATTGAAGAAGGATCACCTGAACTTGAAGAAAGCGAAGATGAGAAATTTGAATTATTATTAAACAATTTATTAGAAGATTACAGAAATGGAAAAAGTTGAACAACTTAAATCTGCTATAAACGAAAACGTAAAAAACGTCGTTGCAGAACAAATCAGCGAGAAATCTCAAGCAATTGATGCTCGTCTTGACGAAATGGAAATTAAATTACAAAAACAAAATTCTACAGAAAAAATGGAAGCTAAATCTTTTGAAGCGTCTTTTGCAGACCTAATTGCAAAGAACTTTGATTCTATCAGTGATGTATCTGCTGGTAACAAAGTTAAACTTAACATGAAAGCTGTTGGTAACATGACAGTTGCTGGAAACCTTACAGGTGATGCAGTACGTACTTACCAGCCAGGTGTTGCTATGATTCCTAACCGTTTGGTTAACTTCCGTAGCCTTATCCCTGCTGTTAGCTCTGCTACTGGTATATACACATTGTATCGTGAAACTGGAACAGAAGGTTCTATCTCTGTACAATCAACTCCAGGTGATGCTAAAACACAAATTGACTACGATTTAACTGCGGTTACTTATACTGCTCGTTATATTGCTGGTTATGCTCGTATTGACAAGTCAATGCTACAGGATCTTCCTTTCCTACAGTCAGCTTTGCCACAAATGTTGTTACGTGATTTCTACAAAGCAGAAGATGCTAAGTTCTATGCTGATCTTATTGCTGCTGCTACTGGTTCTACTACTACAGCTGCTACAGTTGACGTAGAGCAAATCATAGATTACATCACAAACCTTGAAAGTGCTGATTTTGCAGTTAACGGTATTGTAGTTAATCCTAAGCAATGGGGTAGATTATTGTTAACTAAACCTGCTGATTATTCAATCCCTGGTGGTGTAACAATCACTCCTGATGGTAATATTGCTATTGCTGGTATTCCTATATTTAAGTCTAGCTTTATTGCTGATGACAAAGTTCTTTTAGGAGATTGGAACATGGCTAAGAGAGTTGTAGTTGACGATCTTAAAGTTGAGTTCTTTGAGCAAGATTCTGATAACATTCAGAAAAACTTGGTAACTGTTCGTATCGAGGCGCGTGAAGTTCTTGCTATTGATAGAGTTGATGCTTTCGTTTTTGCTGATTTAGGCAACGTAGCATAATAATAAAGTAGTTTGGAAAGTATAATACTGGGAGGATCGTTTCCTCCCCTACTTTCAAATAAATAAATTATGAGTAAGAAAATAAAAGTAAAATATTCATACAGAGATTTAGTATTGAATAGATTTGTTATAGAAGGTGAAGAATTAATTGTATCTGACGAAAGAGCCGAGCTTTTACTAAAAAAAGGATTTGTTCGCAATTTTGAAGATGTAGTTGAAGAGGTAGTACAAGATATAGTACAAGAAGTAGTACAAAAAGAAGAAAAGCTTGAGGCTAAAACAAAAGAATTAAAAATATCTAAAAAAACTAAGTAATGACTTTAGGACTTGATGTAAAAATTAATAGCGATATATCGACTGAACCTGTTACGCTTTCCGAGATGAAGTCTTATTTAAATATAGATTATTCAACTTGGGATACATTACTTACATTATTAATATCATCAGCTAGAACAAAATTAGAAAGATTTACTGGTTGTTCATTTGGTACTAAAACATTAGTTTCTACATTTAATCAGGTTGCTAATAATGTAGAGATACCTTATGGTCCAATACAATCAATTACTTCGATTAACTCTATAGATGAGGCTGGTGTAAAGACTTTATTAGTAGCAGGAACTGATTATCTTGTTATTGGTAATAGCTTTAAAAATATATCTTTTTATAACAATAATTTAGGTCCTATTGAAATAGTTTATGTTGCAGGATATACTACATTGCCAAAAGATTTAAAAATTGCTATAATGAAACAAGTTGGGATGGATTTTGAGTTTAGAGAAAATGTAATGGATTCTTCTTATACTACAGAGCTTTCCAATGGAGCTAAACAATTTGCATCAAGTTATAGAAGAATATTAATGTTCTAATGAGAAGACCATATTATAGAAGTGCAGATTTAAGGGAACTAGTAGAAATTATTACTTATACTACTACTACAGATGCAGCAGGAGGTACTGAACCTACATACGCTACTTCTTATACTACATTTGCAAAGGTAGACCCATACGATGGTGATTTATTTTTAGAAGGTGGAGCAAGAGTATTAAATAATAAAACTTCTTTTACTCTTAGGTATAGGGGGTCACTAGTAGTTGATAATGAGTACATATTAGACGCATCCTATAAAATTAAATATATGGATGATGATTATATTGTTCATTCAACAGTATTAGATGATCCTAAAAAATACTATTTAAGAGTATTGGCTTACAAGAAAAAGTAATGGGTGATTTAAAGCAGGTATTAAAAGATTACCAAAAGTATTACGATGTTGTAAGGGAATATAGTGAAGAGAAGGTAAAGAAAACGGTATCTGATATAAAAGATATAACTAATGCTAAATATGCTTCCGATGGTATTGATGGAGATAAAAACAATATAATTGTTCCAGCTAATCCAACAAGCTACAGAATGCAGAATAATAAAAGTAGTATTAATGGATTTGCTTATGCAAGACCTAACAAGAATTTGATTTATTTAGAGTTTGGAACAAGGCAAAGAGCTAGTGACACATTAAGAATACAAACAGACTTCGAGAGTAGATTAAATACAAATGCAATTGCTGCTCCTTATAAATCAAATAATACCAAGTTTGTAAATGAGAGAGCTATATCGGGAAGGTACTATTTTTTAAATACTATAGACTTAAAAGGAGTAGAATTTTGCTATACTTTTGGTAAAAAACTGTAGATAAAAAATGTTGATTAATTCATAAATTTTAACTAATTTAAGGCAAATTATATATAATGGCATCACTTACTGGACAAACCATATCATCGACCTACGATTCACTATTAAAGGTTACTGATAATGGCCCTCTAAATTCTTCTTTAAAAACTATAACGGATGGATTAGGCAATTCTAGTTCTTTGCAATTATCTACTGTTGCTGCTTATATTACTGGTGGTTTAACAGTAACTGGTCAACTTACTCTTCCTGGAGCTTTTGATTTAACAGTAAATGGATTTACAATAGGTAAAGGTCCTGGAGCTTTAAACAATACAGTTTACGGATTTGAATCTTTATTATCTAATACAACTGGTGTATTTAATACGGCTAATGGTTATCAATCTCTTTATAATAATACAATAGGAGAATATAATACATCATTTGGTTTACAATCAATGTTTTCAAATGTTGCTGGTGGTAACAATGTTGGTATTGGTGCAAATTCTTTACCATCTAATACTTCTGGTAATAATAATACAGCCATTGGTAGGTATGCTGGTTTTGGTACTGGAACAAATAATAATATTACAGGTAGCAATAATATATTTATAGGTTATCAAAGTGTAGGTATTAGTTCAAGTGAAAGCAATAGAACATGGATAGGTAATAGTTCAACTTTAGCTACATGGGTAGGTGGTAATTTACTAATTGGAGCAACTACTAATAATGGTTTTGGTTTAGAGGTTACAGGTACTAGCAAGATAAGTGGTCAACTTACTTTAGGATCTACTATTACCAATGGAACTTATACTTATACTTTACCAAGTGCTACGGGTACAATAGCTTTAGTAGGTGGTGCAGGTGTAGGAACGGTTACAAGCGTCGCTGCTATTACTTTAGGAACAAGTGGTACTGATTTATCATCTACTGTTGCAAACGGAACTACAACGCCTGTAATTACTTTAAATGTACCTACTGCATCGGCCTCAAATCGTGGTGTTTTAAGTTCAACTGATTGGAGTACTTTTAATAGTAAGCAAGGAACTATAACATTAACAACCACAGGTACTTCAGGTGCAGCAACATTTGTTTCAAATACGCTAAATATTCCTAACTATGCTGATGGAGGAGTGCTATCATTATCAGCAATTGGTTCAACTCCTAATGCAAATGCAGGAACAATTACAGGTACTGTATTAAACCTTGAACCTGCTTCAGTAAATTTTGGGGGTGTTGTAACAACAGGAACTCAAACCTTTGCAGGAGATAAAACGCTCACAGGTTCTCTTTATGGTATTGGATTATCAATGACAGGCACAAGTGGTGATATTATTGGTAGTGTAGCAACAACAGGTAAGGCTTTGAGAGGTACTGCAACAACAGGTTTTGGAGTGTATGCAAGTTCTACAACAGGTCAAGCAATCTATGCTGAATCTACTGGTACTGGAGGAAGTGCTATTAATGGTACTGCTGGTAATGGCATTGGTGGATATTTTTTAAATAATGCAACAGGATTTGCAACTTTATATGTAACCAATAACGGCTCTGGAAATTTAGCAAATTTTAGTAATTCAGCAGGAACA